AATGTAATACAAGTAGGTAACATGGTTTACTTTTTATCTGAAGATGGTTTTTATGTTACTGATGGTTCTAGTGCTAAACCTATTGGTGCAAATAAAGTAGATCGTTTTTTCTATAATGATCTTAAGTTTGCATTAAGAGAAAGAGTAAGAGCTTCTTATGATCATGAAAACAAATTAATTATGTGGTCTTATCCTTCTGCTACTGGTAATAACTCTGGTACACTTAATGATAAGATATTAATATTTCATATAGCTAGTAATAGATGGTCTATTGTAGAATTAGAACATGAAGTTATTATAGATTATCTATCACCTGGATTTACTTTAGAAGAACTAGATGACTATCCAGCATCAGGTACTAATGATATAGATGCAATAACAGTATCATTTGATAGCCCTATATTTATTGGTGGCTTAAGAACAGTAGGTGCATTTGGTACAGATCATAAGCTAGGATCTTTTAATGGTGATGCATTAGAAGCTGAGATAGGAACTTCAGAGACAGAATTATTTCCAATGAATAGATCTTTAGTTACCCATGTAAGACCTATAGTAGATACTACTGCTGCTACAGGAACATTAAGTTTTAGAAACAGAGTTGCTGATACTGCTTCTAATACTGCTGCTGCTAGTATACATGCTACAGGTACAATGCCTTTTCATAAATCAGCAAGATATTTTAAATTTAACTTAACTATACCTGCAGCTACTACTTGGTCAGATGCACAAGGTATAGATATAGAAGCAATCAAAGAAGGTTATAGGTAATGAGTATATTTGACGAGTTGAGACAAAAGTATAATAATTTGTATTATCCAAATGCAGGTGAGAGACAGTTTCAAGCTGTAAGAAATAATCTTACTAAAGATATTTTATCAGATCAACTTGACTCAGCTAGACAAGAATACAAAAGTTTATTATCAGGTACAGGTTTTAATGCAAGAAGTGTAGATGCAACTAGAGCTGGTCAACAACAAGAATTTTCTATTGATCCTGTAACTGGACAAACAATTCTTACTACTCCAGAATATATGAGTGGATTTAGATCTGATGAAACAGATTTTTTACCAGGTGGTAGTACTTATCAAACTGGTTTTGATTCAGGTGAAAGTGTAATTGATCCTGTTACTGGTTTACCTAGAGAAGTAGTAGCAGATACAACAACAGGTTTAGTTGGTCAAGATACTATACAAGCTCAAGGATTTGCTAATCAAGATCGTGGGCGTGAAGATAGAGTTGATCCTGTATCAACACCTAGAGGTTATGATCCTTATGGTACATTTAATATGGCTAATCCTAATCCCCTTACATCAACTGCATTAGGTTTACTTGGAGCAGTTACAGGTATACCAACAGGTTTATTTACAGGTATTACATCTGGTTTTGCTAAACAAAAACTTAAAAATACTTATGGTATAAATAATAGTGATATTGATAGTATTAATAAAAATATAGAAGATGGTATGTCATTAGAAGATGCTATGGATAAATTTAGAGAGACATCTGAAAAACATAAAATTGGTAGAGATCTTATTGGTACTGGTGAAATAGATCCAGGTTTTGGTTTAGTCAGTGATGATAAATTAAGAGACTTAACTAAAAAAGCTGAAGATGATTTTGACAATATGTTTGATGATACTGATAAACCTGATGGACCTAATAATACAAGTCCTGATAATACTTCTCCACCAGGTGGAGCTGTTGGTAGTGTACCACAAGGTCCATTTGGTAATGATAATCCAAGAGCTGGTGCAGATGTTACTGGTGGTCCAGAGAATAA